AATTTGTTTTTGTTCTTCCTCATTGTTTATTAGATGTCTACTTATTTCAATCGCAACTCCCTGTAACTTGGCACGCTTCAACGCCTTTTTCTTTGAATCTTTATCGTCCTTTGAATAAGTATAACAATTTCCGCCAGGTCCATATTTGAATCCAGGCATTCCATTACGCTGACATTTCATAGCTGGATTAATTGTTAAATCTACTCCACCAACATTCACACTAGGTTGTCCAAACTTTGCCTTTCTTGTAGTCCCTAAAGGTGATCTACGTCCTCCATTTCCTTGATTTGGGTTATCTCCCGGTGGTGTTCCAGGTTTTGCAATTAATTCATCCAGATAGTCATACGTCCCGGCTTTAATTGCATCCACAGCCGCCGACAAGATTTCTTCGGCCTGATCCGCAGACAAATCCATCATCATTGTAAAGAATTGTAATGGAGGGAATATTTTAAACGATCCTGTAGTGCAATACTCACCCAAAGCACGAACTAACTTACCTGTAATATCAGCCCGATCTGCTTCCGAAACAGCATAAACATCTGGCCACTTAACTTGATACTCTACCTTCTGTGGTTTAGGAAGAATACCCATCTGAATAAATCGGTCCACGGTAGGACGCAAAATATTGGGAGTAACGTGAATATCTTGGCGTCGATGAATTCGACGATTCCAAGATTCACTATCATTCATACTAGCCATTCTCGCTTCCTCCGTTCCTGTGAAAATCTTCATTGGAACTTCAAGAGCAATGCACAAACCTGTTAGTTGAACATGTATATGAGTATCTGGATCAGCAATATTTGGCTGTAGTTGTTTAGCCTCTACTCCACTTAAAGCTAAATACCGTCTAAATCCAGCAAAATATTCCTCTATCTGTCTAGTAAGTCCTTCCTGATCTAATTCCCCGGCATTAACTAATTCTGGTGGGACTGTAAAAGTTGTACCGGGAAATCCACCCATATAAAACATTTCGGCTGATCCTCCCATGATCTTCCGAATGTTCATAATATAGTTAAACACCTTTTCTAGTCTGGGTTTTCCCAAAACATCAGAGGAAGTGCAACCATCAGCCACATGAATAACTCGGGTCCAGTGTACATTCTGAGTAATTCCAATATTGGTTCCCGGCACACTGGGATTCACTGTTATAACATTGTAAAATAGAGGTTTCCCATACCGTTTGCAGTTTTTATCCTGTTCTAAACCATTAATCCTAGCCTCACCTTGGTTGTATGGCATTAAATACAATAACTCATGAGGCTTAGGTTCTCCTATAGTATCCCCATTTTTGTCTATTCCTGGAAATGGTTGATCTAGAGTTCCAGGATCATTTGTACCAATTACCATGATTCCATAGTAACCATACCCAGAAACAACATCCAAACGATTTAGTTTATTCCAAACAGGTTTTGCCTTAAGTAAAGACAACCAACTTTTTTCAAATGGTGTCTGAGCATCCTCATCAACAGCTTCAGTTTCATACACATGAGCCAGACTAGAAAAACACTCATCAGGATAAATAGAATTCGCCCGTGTAGCAATACCTTCTCGATCAATTAAAAACTTGTAATCGGCAAATTCAATATGGCGAGGATATCCACAAGCATCATCCAGTTGATGACCACCACCTGTAATCATTTCAGCCAAAGCAGCTCGACTAAAATCTTGGTTTGTAGATACTCGACGAAGGAATCCCAGAAATTCTTTAGTTCGTTTTTCTACTTCATTTTTCTTAAGTCTACCATTAGTGGATTTTCCATTAGAACTGATACGATTCTTAGTTGCTGTTTTTACCATATATTTACCTTAAAATCCCAATTGAAAACATTAAGAATAACCAAAGAAAGTCTACAGCGCCAAACACTAATTTCTTACGACACAACCAGTTAAAGGCTGCACTTGTTGCGTCAACCTGATCGTCGTGAGCACACAAAGGACCAAATTGTTCCAACTCTTCTAAATAAGCTTTATTCCACACACCAGGAGCAATCGCTACATTTTCTCCACCCACTTGAGAAGCAAACTCATTGGCTCGATCCATTTTAGAACCTGTGGGTCTTTCACTTAGAACATGATAACCATCCAACTTCTGAATTGTGGCAATAACACTATCCTTACCACCTGATCCAGGTTCTTGCTCAAGACCTATTTTATAATTATCCTCATATTTAATTTTATCACTCCTAGCTGTATCTACTATCAACTTTTCTCTAGCTGTAGAACCAAGTTGTTTACGAACTACATCCAATACCCAGTATATGGGAAAATCTTTAGCATCATGTTTAATTCCCATTAATACTCCAGCCGTGTAATCTCCTTTCCCTAATAAACTAGCCTTGTCCCACCACCTAATTACATATTTGAATTTATCCGGGGAAGGTGGTACTAATGGACCTTGTATTTTGGCTACATCTATCATTCCACCTGTACTGGGTGTTGGTTTTTCTTCGAACTGTCCAGCATACCCGTAAGACCCTAATCTCTCCTTCTTAATTTCTAGCACTTCTCTGGATAGACGAACGGGATCAAGTAGCCCATTCTTATATTTGTTTGCTAATATGGCAGGTTTGATATTATCCAGTTTTTCTGCAGGTAGACAAATATGCCGAACAGGAGTTCCAGTAGTTTGAGCCAACAAGATTCCAGAAGGATCACTGACGGCCAATCGCTGCATAACCAGTATTAAAGGGGTAATAGCTAAACTAACACAACGTTGAGATACGGCTTCTGTCATCCATTCATTTGCTGATTTCAAATCTAGAATACTACGAGCACCCTTGGGATTGATAGGATCATCAATCACATGCACATGAAAATGCACTCCAATAATAGAGGCCCCTGTAGATGTTGCCATACGTTCCCCTTTTAACGTATTAGCAAAATATCCCTTTGTATCTTGGTCAGGAGCAATTTTAATTTCTGGAAATGTTTCCTGATATAAATCCCCTTTAATTAAACGACGAGCTTTATTACCAAATCCTAAAGCTAAGTCAGCATTATGTGACCCTCCCAAAAATCTCAAACTTGGCATTCGAGTCCATAACCAAGGGAGCAACATAACACTACAAGTCAGGGACTTCGTAGTTCCAGGAGGAATGTTAATTACCAAATCATAACGTTTAGGTTTTCCTGCAATTACTCGTTCACAAATTTTTTGAAGTTCATCACAAACTATTCGGATATGCCAATTGGGTACTAAAGTTTCGGCTACAACTTCAGGCCAAAACGTAGTAAAAAAATCATAGTAGGATTCTCGGCATAGGCTTCTTCGCAGAGCTACCTTAGAAATACCCACTTTCTTACTTGGTTTAAGCAATGTACTCATATTTAAAATACTGCAATTATATTAGATTCCTGATCTGTCAAGGTTCTTCTGAGTCTTTCGTAAGAGCCATTTTTACGAATAGCTCTTTCCAAACACTCTTGACACAATCTAGCATTAATTGGCAAAATCTTACCTGTGGGACCTTCTTTGTTGTAAATTTTATTCCACTGACATTCACAACATAAAGTCGGATCCTTGGGTTTGTTTACTCTTCTCCAACTCATGTTCATGTTTCCTTCTGTTGAGTCGCAGAGTTTCCTTAAAAACCAACCAGCGTAATCGCATTGCCGGTTGACAATAGTCTAAGTCATATTTTTCTTTATATCTACCCAAGGCTGCTAAACTTAGAAAACTAACAATAATTCCTCCGACAAAGTATCTAATCATATATCTCCTTTTCCAAAGGATATAACAGGTCTTCCAATTCAAATAACGGATGAGTTGTTTTAAGTACTCCCCAGCCAGTCATGATTAAAGACTTAATATCTTGCTCATCATCATCAAGATTCTTTTTATGTAGTTCGATAACCCCGTGAATCGTTTTGAGGTCAATGATGGTAAATCGCCCCTCACAAGATTGCACCTTTAATGCCTGATCGCCTTCCAGACTTCTAAGTATCTTGGGAAGTTTTTCCATTCCATTTATCCTATATAAAAAATCCGAGTGGGCAGCTCTCCCTAATAATGCAGTAGGAGTTAACACTATTAGGCTACCCACTCGGAAAGGCGTTACTCTGCTTCTACTTCACCTGTAGCACGAGTCGTCCCAAGAGCAGTTCCCGAAGGAGCATTCGGAGGCATTGTATCCGTGATAATCCCGATTGGGAATGAAGTGACAGGAGAAGCATTCCCATCATCGTCTACATACTGTAAATCCAACGTTGCGTCCGATCCTTTCGGAGCTTTCCAAGGCGTTGGGGCATTCACCTTGCGAGTGTTTAAATCAAAAGCAACATCGGTGCGGGAAATCTCTACTCCATCAGCCTTGACAATCAAGACTGCATGGTCTATATCCTTATCCGCTCCAATGGCTTCCGGCAAATTCTCTAGATCCTGTTCAAACGTTTCATAAGTTTTCATATCTACAATCTCCTCTGAAATGACTCGCGTCTTACCTATTGCAAGATCACTGGGTTTAGAAATCGGAAACGATAATTTCCGATACATTCTCACTTCACTAACTAACTTTTCCAACACCTTAATCAACTTTTTCTTGTGGCAACTGCACACATGCACACCTCCTTTTGGTCACGATTTAACTCTGATCTATTCTAGCCACAACTATGACAATAGAAATTGTAATCCATATCACCAGTATAATCACAACTAAACTCATGCTTCATAATCCGGTGGTTCTACAACTTGGGCAACTGTCGGAACTAAATCTCTGGCAAATGGAACTTCGCCCAGAATTTGCCGAGTATCGGGATCAACAAGCCCGGCAAACGTTTCCTTATAGTGTCCACATATTGTTTCAATTTTGTGTGATACCCGATCCATCTGTTCCTTGTCACAACATGGAATCACGATCCGATAGCGTTGCCAAATGGTTGGAGGTAGGTTTGGTTTCAGTTCCGATGGTTCAGGATAAATCAATTGGTCAATCATAATTACAAAAAATACACAAAAATAGCTACTAAGAATTTAATCCAGCCAAAAATGGCAACATGTTTAAGTATTTCACGTAACACATTATTTCTCCTTTTTTGGATTCACTGTAAATACTGTATTGGAAACCGGCTTAGGTTCCACCTTTACAGTAAAATCCTTGTTACATTTCGGACAAGTGCAAATATTCTTAATGGTCGGATCACCAATCACACATACATTTACTTCAGCATTACAATTTGGACATTTCATTTTCAATCTCCTTAAAATTAACACCTTTCAGATAATAAAGTTTTTTTGGTTCCATTTTTTCGTCTCCTACGATTTCTCATCTTTTCCTTGAACACTAACCATCTTAATCGACGAGCAGGAACACAATAATCCAAATCATGTGCTTCCTTGTATTTTCCTAAAGCGGCAAAACCAGACAAACTTCCGACCATTCTCTCCAGAATTAGTCTTATCATGCAACGTGTTTCCAATTTTTACCTGTGATAATCAAAAAAATTTGATGTTGTGATACCCCCAATCTTCTTCCCAACTCTGTTTGATTAGTACAAACTGTATATTACAACAATTCACATTTACACCTCCCTATTTTTCCACTTCATATAATTTGGTCATATCAACAGCAGCCCGGTCTTTAAGTCCAACCCCTTTTCGATAAAAAGGAACCTCAGCCAAAAGCTTATCTGTATTGTTTTCTGTAACTCCCACAAGAATTTCTTGATGATGCCCGCAAAATTCAGATACCTTCTCCGACAACCTTTCCATTTGTTCTTCATCGGCACAGGGAATTACCAATTGATAACGCTGCCAGATTTTAGGTGGACCTGAAGGGATATTATCTAAATACTCTGGATAAAACTTTCCCACTTATGACTCCTCTGAAAGTAGCAAATTGAACACATCATCAAACTGTTTACCGTGCATCAAAGCCTTAGAATATATCCGAACGCACCCTTCACAATCTACATCCAAAATAATCCTTTGGGTTCTGTGCAATTCCGTTAAGCCTAAAACTTTACATAACTTCATTAAATGATCCCGGTCCAGCTTCCACTGATTTTCATTTGTATAGGTTCCAAATTTCTCATTATGCAAATTAGTGGTTTCGTGAAGTCCTATATCCTGAGTTTTGTCCAACTCAACAACATTCCCACTACAAATACCATCTTCCAATTTAATGTGTTGAGGCTTCTCTCCAGTTATTTCCAAAACACCATTCCTGTCCTGTTCAGGATCACAAACTATATTTGATGCTTTGATAGAGTCTTTCCCAGCTTTAATTTGGTTTCGAGCATCCAATCATCAAGTTGGTTTCGAGCATCCCAATCATCAAGTTGAGGATGAGGACATAAGGTCCAACGATCAGCATCGTTATAATTCTTAAGGCAGATTTCACAGTGAACCAGCATGTTTTAGTCCTTTATATTTGGCCCTTAATTCTTCTACCAACTTATCATTGTTCAGCAAATCATATAACTGGGTAGCAACCACTCGATCCGACCCTTCACCTATAGTCGCATGAACCAACAGAATCGGACCACACTCTCCATGATAGTTTTGATCTGCCGGAAGGTTGGTAGTTTTACAACCTAAACAAAAGCTACCAACATACTTATCACCAATCACGGTTGGCATATTTTTCAAGCCTGCCGATTGCATGGAAATATATTCCCCTAAACTCCCGGCTTCCAACCCACTAATTTTAGCTTCCATTACTATTCTCCTAGTTTAATTTACGGCTTCAACTACATTTTTATCTTGCTCAATCTGTAATTGATCCATGACTTGCATAATTTCTCCCCTGGCCCCTTTGCTCAACCGATTCAACAATTCTTCCCCCAACTCAATCACATGAGTATTCTTAACCTCTCCGGTATGTTCCAATTCCAACTTCTCACCATATCCCCGACCCTTATTAAACGTCTTATTGGCAAAAATGATGGCTGCCGGATCCTTCTCCTTATGTATCAAATCATCCAACGCCCGCTCATACAAATTCCCTTTATGCCACTGCATCTCCTGAATAGCATTGGCAAACTCATAATCGGTTTCAATCCATTCCTTATACTGCTTATAACTCACATTAATCTTGCGACAAGCGGCGGTCGCATTGAAGTGGGACCGCATCAGACAGTGTAAGAACAACATTTTCTTGACGGATTCCCCATGTTGTTCCAGCAACCGATCAATTCCCCCACTACTATACTTCCCTTTACACTGCCGAATCTGATCCCAAACCAACTTGGCCGGCCCGTTCAACCTCCCATACACATATTCCTCTTGAATGGTGATATCGCTTTTCCGACCTTCCACCAATGCAAACCTCAACCCCGATTTTTCCTTAACCCATTTATTAAACTGATAAGGTGACACACCTAAAGATTTGGCAATAATACTATCTTCCATTCCAGTTCTCGCCAACTGGTAAACCTTAACATAAAACTTAGATGACCAGACGGCTTTTCGCATAACTGAGTGGAGTTCTTCTAGAGTGGTTCCTAGAACCCTTTTCATCCTGAACGAAAGATTCCCTAAAAGGCTTTTGGAGTATCTGCCAAGAATACCACGGATTCTAATCAATCCATATTTTTATGTCAATCTCAGCTTTAGAACACATGCTAGCATTCCAACCTCCAAATTTAAAATCCCTCACAAACAAGCATTCCAAATTCAATTTTTAAAAATAATTTTGATGCCAGGGTGCATGTATTTTCAAACCAATTTTAGGTCACAAATTTTGGAAACTCCCATACCCATATTTAAAATACTGAACTGCACAAATAATATATTAAATACATATTCAGTTTCTATTTTCCCCAGGAAATATTAAATGCTCCATACACAGCTATATAAACTGGGGAGTATCAGCTTAAATATGTATTATTATTAATTTTCCTCCCAAATTTTCCCTAGTGGTCCATACACAGCTTAAAATGTCGAATACATATTCATTTTTATTTAGGTCATAAATTATATCTTGGGCTACCGATATATAGCGAATTTCCCGCAGAATACATATTCATTTTTATTTAGGTCATAAATTTCCTGTTGGGCTCCTTATAAGCTGTATAATGGGGGTATGTATTCTTTTTTATTTAGGTCATAAAATTTCCCTACGGCTCCTCTTGGATTGTTGCGATTTTACCTCCCGCTATGTCAACATAAAACCTGGATAATCGGAATATAACGCCATGCCACAAAATAAATCGAGACATAAACGTATGTCCCGTAACGGTTTACATCTATTCCAGAATTCTTTTTATTTATATCATGGACATACGCGTATGTCTCGATACAATCTAAATAGATGGCGGCCGCGCTTTGCGGTTAGCTTGCTGTGTTTTTTGGAGATTCTGACAATGGCTACGATCAAGAAAATTGTAAAGACGATTGCGAAGAGCGCGCCCGCAAAGAGCAAGCGCACAGCGCGCAGCGCGGAGGCGCAA